AAACTAAATACGGTAACTATACTGGTAACAAGACTTTTACTGGAAGCGGTGATGGTTTAAAAAATACTCATAAATATCCAAGTTCTATATTCTCATCAAACTTTTTTAAAAAAGATCTGCTGCCAAAACCATTGTATGACAAATGGAGTTTCATATATTGGTATTTGCTTAATGCACTATTGGAAGAACCTTCCCAGGAGCTATACAAAATGGTGTCAAGGCTCGGTTGGATATTGCATATTGAGTATTTTAATTCACCAAAGAATTAGACTCATTCCTGGCGTGAAACCGGATTGTTAAACCTGGAAATAATAGATGAAAACCAAAGTTAAAAAATGCGAAAAGTTAGGAGGTGAACAATGCCACATATTTACAAACATGAAATACCAGAACGAAGGATGCTTAATTTCGCTTACGCTCGAAAGAAGGAGATTAATGAACAGATCGAGCAATTGGAAATGGAGCGCGACTTGATGCAAATGATTATGGATAAATTTGACCCGGATGTTTGCCAAAAATGCAAGGGCGCTGGCCACACTATGAAGCCAATACCGGGATGCGAATATGAAGGGCCACGGATGCACAAATGTGAGCGGTGCCGCGGGACAGGGAAAGAAACATAATGTGAATTATAACGATTGAAATCACCGGCACGTTTTTTGTATCCGGTGCATTGACTGGTTATATGGCTATCCGAGGAGGTGCAGACTTGAAGAAATACAATATTATTTATGTCGACCCACCGTGGCATTTCTCGAAAGGTGTTTACCAAGACAACGGAAGAACTGACAGGGAAATGAAAGACCAGTATCACACCGAAACAAAGGCAGGAATTGAAGGGCTATATATAAAAGGTATTTCACAAGATGATGCGGCTTTATTCCTATGGGTTACTGACAGCCACCTGATTGACGGGATAGACTTGATTAAGAAATGGGGATTTAAATATAGAACAATCGCCTTTATATGGCACAAAGTTACAAAGAACGGCAAGACTTGTGCTAATGTAGGGGCTTGGACTATGAAAAACTGTGAAATTTGCTTGCTTGGGGTAAAGGGAAATATGTTGCAGCACAAAAAAGTGAATAACATATTCCAGATTGTGATCGAAGAAAGAACTAAACACAGTAGAAAGCCTGAGAAGGTTAGACAAAACATAGAATTGCTTTTTGGTGACTTACCAAGGATAGAACTGTTTGCACGAAACAAAAGTGAAGGCTGGGATGTTTGGGGCAATGAAGTTGACTCCGATATTGACCTGGCGTGAAACCGGATTGTTAAAACCGAAAGATCAGAATGAAAACTAACCCGAATAAAGAGAAACAGGTAAAACAGTTGTTCAGCAAGGCAAATCACGCCCTGGATAAAATATTCATTTTTACGTTCTATGTGGAGCAGGGGGAGAAGTCACGAGATCAGATTAAGGCAGAATTTGACTTTATCGATCAATTACAAAAAAAGTATTTTGAAATAATGAAATAGGATTGAATCATATTTTCTTATACAATTCAAAATGGTTCGCTGCATGAACCGAGCTGCACGCCGCAACTCTACACTTTGCTTTTTTACGACGGTCTTGATCTTCATATAAACTAAATATCCAGGCTGATTGCCCGCAGCACCAGCAGGAAGTGAGGCTCGGAACTCCCCGGACAATGACGTCAGAAGAGTTCTGTTTGATATAAGTCATCTCTAATTGTTCCATTGTAATTTCCTTGTGTTATTAGTTAGTTAAGTTAGGCCCCGCTTGCGCAAACAGGCAGGGCCTTTTAATTTATCCGGGTTTCGACTTAATTTAAATCTGTTAGGATATATTCACCGGTTTCAATTTTCTTTTCGGTCTCTTTTTTCGTTTCACCTAAAAAGAGATTGCGATACTTTCCGGTAGTGCGGGAATAATCCCAGTATCGTTTGTCTAAGTAAACTTGACCATTGTTCCCGGAATCGATAAAAGCAACATTAGACTCATAAGACTGAAACATTGACCCAAACACCGGGCCGGTTTCACTTATATTTTGATTGAAATAAGCCAACCCGTCAATTATAAATTGATTCGGTACCTTGTTCCCATTGCGATTTTTCATATTTTCTACTTTCATAATATCACCTCTTTAGTTATTGGTTATTTGTAAACTTCAACAATTCTCACATTGTTTTTTTCCATTTCATTCTCCCTATAAATTCCAGAAATCTATTTGTTCGTTTCCGTACCAGACATCCACGGTGTTATCAGATGCATTAATTTCAAATAGATCAATATCATATTCGCCAGGGCGATTTTCAAGAAACGCCTCTGACCACTTAAAAGCCGAATATTCAGAATTTCCAAATGCCGCTGGCGCATCGGCAAATAATTTTTTTGCTAACTCTTGTGCTTTCATTTCATACCCCTTTTTGTTATAAATTAAAGTTTGATTTCACCAGTATATTCTGATTGTTCTAAAATCCTATCCAAAAGACCGTGAAATAAATGTTTTGTATATTTGTTGTTTAACCATCTAATAGCCGATGAGCGTGCGCCGCGTTCTGTCTTATAATTTGTTGAGCCGCATTTTGCGCTAAATTTTCTTGTTTCACCATGAAAACACTTTCCCTCACTAATTTTAATAACCTCATACTTATTGTCCCATGTTTTCCTAATTGCTAATTGCCTCATTTCATACCCCTTTCTTTTTTCGTTCGCCCACAGTATAATACTATATTTTAATTACCAAAGTGACCAATGTCACAGATTCGCAAATCAGAAATTTAATTTCCGGAACAAATGAACACTATTTTAAAAAAAACACTTGACAAAATTGAAAAATCTTACTACTATAGTATGGGAAGTAATACTTAGTGCAAATATGGGACTAACAAAACAAGCAAAATTCCTGATTAGAAAACAGAATTTTAAACTTTCACCAAATGAATTGCACTTCCTAAAACAATTCAAAACAAATAAACCACAAACTTTCCAACAAATTCAATTTTTTCTTGACATCTATAATAGATACGTCGAATCAACTATCAATCATATCGAGAAAGAAACAGCAGACTTGAAATTGTTCGCAAAACTTGGGAATGAACCAGAATGAGCGAAATTGCACTACAAATTGATCCTGGCAAAACTCTCAGACCAAATCACGGCCAGACCAAACTTACCAGAAAAAAAAAGAAAATCGTATTACAAGAATTGGCCAGTAAATGGAATATGACTGCTGCCGCTGCAAAAATTGGCGTGACAAGAGAATGTATAGTTTATAACATCAAAAGAGATGAAACTTTTGCGACAGCAATTCAGACGGTTAAAGATGCTTATTTGGATAATACCGAGGAAACATCGTTTATTGTCGCTTCCGAGCAATCGCGTGACGGATTTAATGACAGAAAACTATTGCTCCAGGCACACAGACCGGTTTACAATCCAAAGTCAGAACTTAATATTAATCAACACGTTAGCATCGAATTTAGCGTTCCTGAACTAACACGCATATTGCAACAGTCAAGTTCACGATCACGATCCTCGAAGCCCCAAGAGATCGATGAGGCACCGGAGGCTATTGAATATCGTGAAATATAATTATGCAATAAAATGGAACAAACAACGATTATGCAGTATATGATACCAAAACACATAGTTTTATACAAAAAGATGATAGGCAGATGCTTATATAATAATAATTATGTAAACTTGCTTTGGGTTTTCGTAGTTATTACTGCGATCCTGGCGCAAAGGGGTGTGTGTCAATTGACGGGGGGTGTAGCCCAAAGCTCGCCCGGTATAAGTGTGGGTGCGGTGTTAAGAAATACCGTCTCTCCCGTTCAAAAATTTAACAATAGGGGTTTGGCACGGAAATAAAAATAACTGATTGACTATTGCACTGAAGTATGGGTATTCGGACAGGTTGAAAATGAGGTTAGTTAATAAAGGCAAGTAACTTATTAGAAAGGAAAGAGATGCGAAAATTATTCAAAGTATTTGCAGTAGTTGTGGTAGTATTGGCGGTATTTGCGGTATTTGACTGGAACTTCGGTCAAGACGTGTATCATACTGAATACACGAAGTATATTGTGAACAAGATACTGTTCAAGACAACGGCGAAAGCGGAGTTTCGGGATACGGCATTATATATCAATTCTCCGGCGGATGGGCAGTTGGATGTAGTGGCGGACACGACATTGAATTTAGCGGGGCCGAAAGTAACGTCAGGGACGGGATTTTGGGCGGATGCTCCTTCAATGGCCGGGAATGATCTGTCGAAGGCTTTTTTCTATGTCAATGATTTTGTAGGGGAGGTGTATTTCCCGACTGCTACGGGTGTGGCGAATGGATGGAAAGGAGTGGGAGATGCAACCTATGATGTATTGGGTGCAGCGGGGACGGTTGGTGGCTGGTGTTTGATAGCACCGGAGGCGGGGTCTGACAATGAAGTTTACTTCCAGATGGGACAACTTGGGACGGAAACTTATGTGGAATATACTGAGGATAGCGGGAAAAAATCATGGTTAGAATTTAATCTGACACCAAGTTCAGTGACGAATGCAGCCAACTGGTTTGTAGGATTGGCGGAAGAAGGAAGTGCCGGAGCTAATTTTATCGCTGATGCCGGAAATGATATAGCGGATAAAGATGCGGTTTTGGTGGGGGTTTTTGAGGCTGATGCGGATTCATTGACTGCTGTATGGCAGGTTTCCGGCAGTGCATTTGCTGATTCGCTCGAAACACTTATAACTGCAGGAGACGCCGCAGCCAATATAACTATCGGATTTTATTTTGACGGTGCCTCTACTCTTGGAATTTATAGGAATGGTTCATTAATGGGTAATATTGATGTTGGCCAGGCCAGTTTCCCGGAAGGCGAGGAATTATCGCCAATTATTGCGATGAAGCAGGGTGCCAGTGCTATTAATATTAACCTGGATTGGATAAAACTTGTAGCGGAAAGGTAAATGTTCTGGTATATAGAAAAGCCGGAAGACCGGCCACTCGCTTTTTTAGCTAAACTCCAGGAACGAGTTGATTCCGGGGAATTTGAGAAGCTGCCGAAAGATGAACAGACTAAGATCATCAAAACGGCGGTGATGTGGGATCAGGCTAAAGGGCGGTATATGTATCAGCCAAATGAGGAATTGTATTGGTGGTTCCTTATGCCGCATTGGATTAAGGGAATACGCGGCGGCAATCAATCCGGTAAGAGTAGCGGTTGTACAATGGACTTCGTGATGTGGGCGGAGGGTTGGCATCCACTTCAGAAGTTGAATATGGAGCGGATAATAGAAGAAACTTACGATGGAAAAATCAAGAAATGGCTGAAAGAATTATACCGGCGCAGACTATTCTTGAAAGACCCACCCGTTAAACTAAGATCGGCGACGATTGATTACACGATTTATGTCAATGATATTATAGGCCCGGAATATATGAAATGGGCTACTAATGAAATGGTTTCCGATGCCGCCTATACCAATGACAAGAAACGTAAGATTATATGGAATAACGGTTCCTTTGTCCATTTCATGACTTACGAACAATCAGTATTGACGCATGGCGGGGCTGCGAGAGACGGTATTCAGCTTGACGAGGAACCACCGAAAGGCATTTGGGATCAATCCAAGATGCGCGTATCCACAACTAATGGCAGGTTGATCGTGGGAATGACGGCAGAGCAGGGTGTGACTTGGACGGAGGATGAGATATGGAAACCCGGTCTCACCCATCGTCACCCGACAATTTATGCCTGTGAACTATCAACTTATGATAATCCCATTAATTCACAGGCTATGATCGACCGTATCAAGCAGAGTTGTAGTGATGATACTGAAATAGCGATTCGGATATACGGGAAATCTACCCCGCGCGGTGGCAGCGTATATGGCATGGCGAAAGATGAATACCCCTGGGTAATAGAACCATTTGATATACCGCAGGATAAAGGCTATCTGATTATGGCGATTGACCCCCATCCCAAAGTTCCCCATGCAGTATTGTGGGTATGGGTTGATTATGAGGGCATTCATCATCCGTTGTTCATGAATAAACCGTATTTGTATGAAGTCGGTGAACTTTTTGAGCCGTGTTCAATACCCGAACTTGCCGCACTTATTAAGCAAAAAGAGAAATACGAGTTTGGAAGAACCCATGATTTTGTGTTATGTGACCAATTCGCATGGAATAAAGACCAGAATAATCCCAAGACATTAGCCGATCAATTCATAGAAGCCGGGATTATGGTCACTCCGGCCACCAAAGACCGGGATTCCGGAATTGTCAAGGTGAAGGAAATGTTGTCACTGACTTTTGGTAAGGAATTGCCTGAAGACATGGAAGAATCCGTTATAATCAGGCGCAGATTTCCGCAGATTATGTGTTTTGATACTCTTAGTCTGGAACACGGCTTGCGATGGGAGCGGAAAAAATACCGTTGGCGTAAAGCCCGGCAAAGATATACCGATGACATTGCAATCGTTCAAAAGCCGGTAGATAAAGACGATCACTTCATGGAAAATGAGTATAGAATTGCTTTGTTCGTTGTCGATGGCCAGTTTGAAATAATTGAAGCCGATGAGCAAAAAGACTCTTACAAGGTAAACCCGGAGATTAACGGAAATAAAATGGACGTTGACTTTCGGGAATCCGCAAATTACCTTGAAGAAGAAAAGGGAGTGTTTGTGTAATGGAAAATGGAGGGATATATGCCGATTCCAAAAAAGGGTGAAAGTCGAAGCGAGTATGTTGGCAGGGCAATACACATGCTCGTTCATAAAGAGGGATTGAAACAAAAACAGGCAGTTGGAAAGGCTGAGGGGATGTATAGCTGGTATCTGGCCAAACGAAGACGTAATAATAAACATAAAGGATAATAATTATGCAAGAAACCGCTCAAACAGTAGAGCCAAAAACTGTGACAACGCAAATCACGGAAACAGATATTAAACCGAAGCCGGTGGAAATATCAAAATTAAGTCTGAATCAACGGATTCTACTCAGGGCATTGGCGGATGAAGTAATGGACAGCCCATTGTTCAAAGGACTTGGAAATTTGCAGAAACAGTTATATTATTCCACCAAAGAAATGTTTGCAAAGCCTCATGGATTGGAAATGCAGGACATTGAAGGCGAAGAATTTTGGGAGAAAATCGAAGTCGCCGGACAAAAGAAGAAAGAACCGAAACGGTTTCTCAGGTTTAAGTGGAATTTTTATATACCCGGCACCAATTCCAAAATCAGTGTGGAAAAACGGTGGCGATATGAGGATTTCACGGCATGAATGGTATATACTATATCATATCATTGATCGTGACAGTTACAGGGATGCTCCTGTCGTTCAAAATGGGCTATCGTGCAGCCGGGCGAGAAGAAAGACTGATAATGAGCGCACCATCTGATATGGTAATAATTGATACCGAAGCCGAAGAAAAAGCACCTGAGACCGATGAGAAAATACGGGAAGACATGGACATGGCGATAAAAATGGCGCAAGGATATGGCGATGAAGCCGGACAACACTTATGAAAATGATAAACTATTAAAGATTATGTCGATTATTGGGCTATTTTAATATATGGCAAAACGAAAATCAAATTTAAAAGACCCGGATGTCGAACTTGTTGAATCCCTGATTGCCTTTGGAATGAAGGGTAAGGAAGATTGCGGTGTAATCACAAACTACAATCGCGGCATTCAATATTGGCGGGGAAATCATAAGATCAGTGAGAACAGCGCCAAGACCGGCAATAAAGTCTATAATAAGTTTGCCGAAATTATTGAAACCCGTCTTTCCCATTTGACCGATGCCAAGCCGAAGTGGTTGTTCAGGCCGCAGGAAACCAATGACATACAGATCGCCCATGCTCTTAACCAGATAATGGGTGATGTCATTTGGGATTATATAGATTGGGATCATGGTGAAGATGGCGGTGGCAAAGGTGAAGACGCTATCTTACAGGCAGCATTTGCTGGTAGTTGCCATATTAAAACAGTGCTCGATATTGATACCGGCTATCCTAATTTTGTTGTAATCCCCGCCGGTGCCATAATTGTCGATCCGAAAGCCAAGAAGAAAAAGCAACTTCGTTACTGGATTCATCTTGTCCCGACTTCGATAAAACATATCAAGCGCCAATATGGGGTAGATGTTCAGCCACAAGCCGATCTTGAGCGTATATACGACCATGACCGGGCGGACTTCCATAGACCGCAGATTACCGGGCAGCTTGATTCGACAAATGACACATTCCCATCACTACCCTACAAAATAGATGGGAAAGGTGGACAATCCGATTATAGCGCCGATCAATTAGGCAAAGCCATTATCGCTGAATGCTGGATGCAGGATTGGACAATGGAAGCTATACCTTATGATGCCAAAGAGACTTCCGATGAACATAATGCCTTCAAAATGGCACAACCTGTATTTGTAACGCATGATGAACATCATCCTAAACATATCGCAGCGCATACCACATTCATGAATAAGCTTGATGCGGTGGCTGATGCGCAGCTCATACAGCAGCTTCAAGAGCACATTGCTACTCATGAACGATTCCCGCAGGATACCAGCCGCCTGAAATATCCTTATGGACGTGTTATCACTGTCTGCCAGGGGAAGAAACTCCTCGACCGGCCAAATCCGTTTGGCATGTTGGGACTTGGATTCAGGGATGTTCTGATAAAATTTGATTATAATAAGAACCCGGAGGCATATTGGGGGAAACCGCTTACTATCGATCTTTTCGATCCGCAGGATGATCTCAACCATCGCAAGAATGCAATTACTAAAAACATTAATTTGCTTAATAATGGTATCCGCAAGATTAAATGGATTCTCTATGATAAGCTCGGCATAAAAAACAATCCCCGAATGCTGAATAATATGCCAGGTAATGTTGTGCCGTTCATTAATTCACCGGAAGAATTTACCACTGATTTCGGGAAGCCGATGCCGAACCAGGTATGGGTTGATCTTCAGTGGAATGAGCGGTTTATGGAGAATCAAACCAATAGTGAGGCAGTGGGAAGTGGGCGCTTACCAGCCGCCGGGACTGCTGGTGTAACAGTGGAAACATTGTTGGGTGAATTTAAGACTATTCTTCGCAAGCCGCTACGTCACTATGCCGGAGCATTGGCGGAAATGGGCAGAAATGCGGTTCTGATTATGTCGGAATTTATGGATGATAACGAAAAATTCATGATTCTCGGTGCGGATCAACAAGCCTACGAACAGATCAATTGGGGTGAGATCAGGGATCGTGCGCGATTAATGAGAAACGTTAGAATTGATACCGCCAATATGTTGCCAACTTCGCGTCTTGAGACCTTCCGTCGCACTGTTGAGTTGATGCAGGCCGGAGTTCCGCCGGAAGCCGCCGTGCAACTGTTGGATGATCCCAAAACAATTCAGATCATGCAGACCATGAGTAAGATCAATCAACTCACCGGAATGTTGGAACAGATGGCGCAGGAAAATAAGCAACTTAAAGAACAAGTAAACACAATGGTAAACCGGATGCAGGGCAATTCCGGTATGGGAAATGTTGGGATATTTAAATAGGTGATTTATGGCAAATAAACGTAAAGTGTTGAAAATAAATAACGAAGCCGTCCTGAAACATTTGCAGGTTATTCGAAATCATGGAATCATTGAGCAGGGAGATGAGAAGGCTATTCAGTTAGGCCGTCAATTCTTTTACTGGCAGCGGGGAAATGAAAAATTCGAACTGACAAATCAGGATGTCGGGAAACTATTAAATAAATAATCGAAAGGGACAATATGCCTGACGATGTAAAAATGAATTGGGATGCTGAAAAGGGAACAGTCACCCTTGTCAAAGATGAAGATACCAAAACCTTTGACCTGTCGAATGAGAATGATCGCGTTACTCTCATGAAGATGGGACAGCGGGGATGGTATTATGACGAAGTGGCATCCAAAGAATTAGGTCAACTTCGCACAGTCGTCAACAATTGGGACAAAACCATTGAAGCTGCAAAGAAAGATGACAAAGCAATGCAGGAGCTTGTTGGAAAATTGGAAATGGCAATTGGCCGTCCTCTGACAAATAAAGAGGAAAAGGATCTGGATAAAGGCAAAATGCCCAAAATTCTTCTTGACGAAGAAGAAGATTCCAATATTAAAAACATGTTCAAGCAGTATGAGGCGAAGATAACCGAACTCGAAAAGAAGTTGAATCAATTTGCCAAAGGCTCAGAAGATAAGGAATTGGCGGCTATCCAGGCTGAAATTGAAAAAGAAGCCATAGCACTCGAAAAGAAATACGATGGAAAAGATGGTACTCCCAAATTTGAGCGCGATGAGATTTATAAATTTGCCGCTGAAAAAGGGATAGATGATCTCGAACTCGCTTTCAAAATGATGAATCTTGACAAGCTTACCGAAGCAGCGCAGAAAAAAGCGATTGCGGAATACCAGGATCAACTTAAAAAGCGCAAGGCAGGATTTGTCGAATCATCAGAAGAAAGTGCTGCTATCGAATCCAGTCATAAAAGCAATGCCAAAACTTATCATCAATTGGGCCATGAAGCATTTGAATCCGCTAAAAAACAGGGAATCAGCTTTTTTAATGATGACTAAAATAAGGATTTAAGAAAATGGCTCTAAACTATGATTCAATTACCGCCATAGTCAGAGAGCACTATATTCCGAAACTCATTGATAATATCTATGAGTCCAGTGCTTTATTGACAATGATGCGACAAGACGGGGTAGTTATCCCCGGTGGAACCAAAATAACACAGCCTGTTCTTTATGCAAAGAACACTGCTCGAGGCGGATATACGGGGATGGAACCCCATGATGTCAGTGAGGGCGAAACCCGGACAGCCGCCAATTACGATTGGGCAAACTATTATGTTTCCCTCGTGATGAGCGGTGATGATGAGCGTAAAGCAAATGGCAACGACAATGTGCTTGAAAGTCTAATTAATTTGAAAATGCAGGAAGCCGAAATGTCCATGAAGGATCAGTTGGCATCCGATATTTTTACCGGAAGTTCTTATATTGTCGGTCTTGATACTGCAATTGGAACCGGGACTTATGCCGGAATAGCCGGTGGGACGTATTCTTGGTGGCAGTCGGGCGTTGATACTACCGCCCATACAGCAGCCAACATGAAAGACAGTTCCAATGCTTCTTACATTCACACTCTTTTTCGCGCTGCCTGGTCTTCATGTAAACACATGGGAGAAAAGCCCAACCTGATTATCACTTCTCAGGATGTTTTTGACATCTATGAGCAGTCGCTTCAGGTGAATGCACGTTATCCCATGACATCACGCTCCAAATTCCTGGCAGATGCCGGATTTACTGCACTCGATTTCCGTGGAAGACCTGTGACTGTTGATGATTTCTGTGCTTCAGGAACCGATTCAGCCTGTTATTTCCTGAACACCAAATTTATGCCGTTGTTCTATCATCCGCAAAATAACTTCCGGTTGACACCCTGGAAGGTTCCTACCAATGCGGATGGACGAATTGCCCAACTGTATTTCACCGGGCAAATCGGATTGACCAATCGGCGCATGTTCTACCGCTTTAGCGATCTTTGCAATTAAGAAAGGAGGCAAGTCATGAGTGGAACAGCACAAAAAGTAAGTGGGCCTACCTTTGCCCTGGGTCGCTTGGCAGATTTAACAATTGTCAGCACAACGCAGCAATTCCCGTTGGGGAAAAAGGTGGAAGATCAATTAGGCAATGTATATCGTTATGTCCAGAATATTGCAGCCGATACTTTGGCACTGGCAGATGGACAGGTGGTATATCTTGCGGACGATGGTGAATGGATTGTCACGCGCGATTTCACCGGCGGCTCGGCTGTCGGCGGTCGTGTTGTCGGAGTGGCAATCTCAACTGTAGCATACGGTTCTTACGGTTGGATTCAGACTGCCGGAATACATGATGCCGTTTATACCGATGGTGGAGTTGCGGCAGGTGATTATCTTGTCGGACACTCCGTTGATGGTGAGGCTGATACGATGGCTGATGGCGAGGAAGAGCAGGTCTTCGGACAGGCCCTTGCCGATGATACCGCTACCGGGCAGGAAACTTGTCCGGCTTTGCTGTATGGTAATTAAACCCGACACAGATGGGATGGGGTTAATCCCCGTCCCGTCTATATTTAACAGGCTATGAAATGACTACCACAACGTTAAGAGCAACGGTCAGACGGCGCATCAATCAAACTGATAATATGAATACTCAGTTTGCCGATAGCATGATTGATGAATTGGGGAACCAGGCCCGGCGCATGTTCGCAGCTATTCTCCCGGAAGGCATATTATCATCCTTGAGAAAAAGTGGGTCATTGACTCCCTCAAGCGGTGTCGCATCTTATCCGGCTGATTATCTGCGGAGCCTGAAAGACCCTGAAGTATTGGTCGATTCAGTCCATGCCAATAAGATTCCGTTGGGTGAGAAATGGAGATTACGATACCTGGAATCGAATGACAATGTAAAATCGGGAACCACTGATAAATACTATTGGGAAACCGATGCAGGAATCCATTGTCTGCCTACAACTGCAACAGCTATTACTTATCCGTATATACGGGTGCCGGATGATCTTGATACGGAAGCGAATGCCGATATGCCGTTAGATGTTGATGATATGGTCATTGATTATGTATTTGAAAAGCTGATGGGGACACGGCGCGGCGATAAGGAATTAGCGGTTTACCTTGCCAATCAGAAAGGGTCGTTATTGGGGGCGATGAATAATGAGCACGTTTAAAAATTTACAGGATGATACACTCGATCTATGCCAGGAATTGCAGGGACGGACGGATTTCACGCTCACCCGTATAAAGCGTTTAATCAATCAAGGGTATTATGACTTTGTTAGAAAAACGAGAATATTAAAAGATTATGATGATATAACTACAGTGGCGAATCAAACTTCTTATGATTTGTCGGATCAAGACATTGAAGTCCTTTCAGTAAAATATGTATCTGACTCCGGTTCTTTATTATTAAAGCCGTATCCCGGAGGATGGTCTAATATCCCAACTGCAACTACTTATGGGACACCCGAATTTTATTGGTATAAAAATATTAATACCCGATCCGGTGGAAAAATTGGGACAGAACCCACGATTAATACAAGCGATAATACTCTGAGAATATGGGTATCAAAAATGTTTGATTCGGAATTATCTGCAAACGATGATGTGCCGGAATTAAAATTAGAATATCATGACGCACTTGTATATTATGCTACCTGGAGATTGTATGCTATTTATGGCCACTTAAATGAAGCATGGTCGTCTAAAACATTGACATTTAAAAATTTGTATGATGGGATTATAAAAGATTATCTGGGATTGGAAAAACCGATGTATGATATAAGGGATTTTGATTCAAGAAGAAAATTTGAGGTAGGTTAATGGCGACTACATTTAAAGACATGCAAGATGATGTTTTAAATGAATGTCATGATTTGCAAACGAGAATAGACTTCAGTCTTACTCGCATAAAAAGAGCCATAAACAGAGGCTATCATAATTTCGTAAAAGACACTGATTGCATATTCGATTCATTCAACTTTACGACTGTTGCAAATCAGCAATATTATGATTCAAGTGATGTTGCCAATTTTGCCTATTGTTATAAAATTAGCACCGTGAAATATGTTGAGGAGAGCACTGAATTTGGAAAAACGCTTATTCCTTATCCAGGTGGCTATAATGCGTTGCCAAGAAATAAGAGCTATGGAGAACCAAGTTATTATTATATAAGAGGAATGACCTCTAACAATTTGCGCAAGATAGGAACATATCCAATTATGGATTCGGCTGGAGAAACATTACAAGTCGAAGGTTGTCGATACCCAACATCGGAATTATCCGAAGCGTCAGATGAACCGGAAATTGATGAGGAATATAGAGATGCTATTATATATTATGCGGTATATAGAATCTATCATTCATATTTTAATTTAAATAAGGATTGGCGATCTAAATCCATAGAATATAAACAACTATATAAAGAGATTGTTGATGAATTCCGATACAACAATTTCATCGATGACTTAGAGGGGCTACAGGTTCAGGATGCTTTCCCAGAATATTAAACAATTCAAAGGGCTTGCACAGCACATTCTCTATGAAGAATTAAGCCCTGAATACTGCCATACGATGGTTAATCTTGATGTTGACAACCCATTGGGAAGATTGTCGAAGCGGGGAGGCTACACCAAAAAATATAGTGATTCCCTCACTGACGTTATAAGCGCCTGTGAATATAAAATACCGACTACCGGTGATACCATTTTAATATTCAATGACAACGGGACACTGAAAACCTATACCAACGGTGCATCGTTGACATCGCTTTCATTGCCGAGCGGGGCAGCGTTAACTTCCGGTTTCCGCAATCAATATTTCGGATTCAAAGATCATATTATCATAACCACCGGAAATGGATCAACCAATTACGTGCTTGGCTATCACTATATTAAGCGGGTAAATGCGAGCAATACCGGATTATTCGGGAATGTCGAACAATTCACGGGCTATAAGCTATTAAAAAATCAGATAGTATTTGAAAACGGTCAATTCAGTTTACTTTACAATGTCGTTCAGCTTGGCAGCTACTATTACATATCATTTCAGGGCAGCAGATATGTTGAAAAGCGCAATAGCTCATTTCAACTTGTAGATCGAATACTCGCTCAGGCCGATGCCGATGCAAAGACGACAATCGCATTGGCGGCTGATGATACCTATCTCTATGTAGGAACAGAAGATGGATTGTATAAGATAAATCCGAATGGATGGGTGACCGAGGATTCGAGCACTGATTTAACGGGAATACTTGGAGTCGCAGTAGATGATGATTATGTATTTGCTTGTGCCGCGAATGATGTGACACGCTATGACATAACCGATTTAAGTTCAAACTCGAATGAGAATCATATTGCAACATTCAGAGATATTACCTGTGATCCTGATTCCGGAGGAGCTATTTACCTATTGACAACCGGAAGCAGCGGGACTATCGAGAGATATGTTAAGGGGAATTGGGCAGACGGTAATGAAACCCATAGTGTTTCACCTTCTATTGGTGTAATATACAATATTATTTATGATAATACGAATGATTATGTGGTAGCAACTGGGAGTGGTGGCAGCACAAAGCGATATACCGATAGTACACTGACATTGGTCGATACCAATACCGTCACCGGCGCACAATTCCGGGTATTGTTACCTGATTCCAGCCCGGTAGAGGATAGATATGGCACGGTCTATCCGCTTGCCAGCGACACGCCTACCTATCCTTCACTGGTAAGCATTTCAGTCGAATCAATCGACAGTGGCGGAAGCCTTGATGCCGGAACCTATTTTTACAAGATTGCCATTGTGGATGTTGACGGGCAGGAATTTCTATTGTCCGATCCCATAATAGTGCAGGTGCCGGGCAGTTATAATGTCGATCTTGAAATTGTGGTAAATGATACTTTGCCGGATATTCTTTATCGTGGGCAGACAATAAATATTTATCGTGCCTATAATTCAACAAGTCAGGATGAACTCGAAGAAGCCACTAATTACAAACTATTGGATTCCATTGATATTAATTCTTCGCAATGGATTCATGAAGCCGACTTGAATATTTATCATTATCATTATACCGATGACACAACAGAAGCCAATATTTCTGATGTTACCTATCAGGAAAATTCGGGATTCAGTGAAAATACCAAATCACGTTATGTCAATTACAAAGTGCATGAATGGATTGGGAATGAGCTTCATGCCGCAAATATGTATGTGGATGGGAAAACCTATAAAAATAAAATAGCAGTAAGTCAGGCGGATGGCCCGGATGTTGTCGTATTCGTAAATACTTATGACTTCAATCCTTATGATGGCGACGAAATAAAGAATATAACCACTGCCTACGGACGCGCCTATATAATGAAAAACCGCAGAACCGGTATTTTCTATCAGCAAATTCCTGAACGTATTTTAAATTTTGGTATTGCCGATACTGATTCCTATTTCAATGACAATGAAACGATCTACATGATTACCAATAAAGGATTAGCAGTAGTCAGTGGGGCCAATGGAGAAATTATAAGCGATCCCGTTAAAACATATTTTGATGCAATATCGGATTTCACGGATAGTTGTGTGTTCCTGCGTGATGATTTGAGCCGGATATTGTTCAGTTTCCCCGGAGATCATACATTTATATTCAATAAATTGCATAAATTATGGATGCATTATAATGGGGCTTATGCCTTTAAGGGATATTTCAAGAATCTTGACAATGAATATATCGGATTCGGGCAGGAACCGGCGGAGCCATTGGCGGATTATTTCTTTGAATTGGATGATGCCACACAGGACAATGGAGAAAGTATTACAATATCTTATGAAACACCACTTCTTAAAATGTCGGAGTTAGATGGAGAAGACATTGAATTAATCAAGATGAATTATCGTGTCGATAAAACCGGAACCATAAATTTTGTTTTATATGACTACGCAGAGGCATCCAAGCGGACGGTAGAAACGATTTCATTGGAAGACCCGGTGAGTGGTGCCTTGACAGACAAAACCAAGTTCTTTCAAAATGCATGGGGTGAAGCATTTAGTCTCGCCATAAGTGGGACGAGCACGAAATTCAAGTTATCGAGCATTTCATTGATTGGGGAAAGTGCGGGAGAAACGGCTAATGTATAAATTTAGTGACCTGCATAAAGATCAAAGCATTCAGAAGATACAGCTTGAGATTCAGGATAATATGGCAACTCAAACTGATTTGAGCGGCAAAGCAGACAAAACGATTTCCATCGTAACGGTTCTCCCGAAGCTTACCGATCTATCAGATGGCGATAAAAAAGTATATTATGATGGCACAAATTATTGGAAATATGAAAGAATTGGTTCACAACTTTTTAAAACGCAAATAACGAGGGTTTGATATGTCTATTTTACCGTGGATAGCAACAGGTTTAGGCGCACTTGGGACATTGGCGGGAGGTGGAGGAGAACAGACACAGACTATTGAAAGGAAACTTTCGCCGGAAGCCGAAGCCTATATTAAATTTCTTATGGGGCAATACGACCGGAATCCTTATGATGTCTCCGGCATTGTTTCTTCCACCAGAGAACGAATCGGGAATGAATCTTCGGGTTTACGACAGGCTGCCTTGCAGCGCCTCACTCGTGCCGGTGTTCCTGCCATGCAGCGCGAAAGTGCATTGGGAGATATTACTACTGCGGGATTAAGGGAAGTAGGATCGACCGTTGCCGATCTGCAATTCAATGAGCAGGCGGCCAATGAAGAAAGACGGTCAAAGATAATGCAAATACTGGCCGGTATTTACAGCGGCACAGGGACATCTACCGCAACTACAACCCCACCGGCGGGGGCCGGATTCTCCCAATTGTTCGGAGCCGGATTGCAGGGCTTGATGGGGACTTATGGTGTGCCTAAACCATCGGGAGGATCGAACACTCCCGGCAATTCATTTTACAGTCGATTTGGGAATAAACCCTTATAGGATAAAAACATGCCTAATAACAGAATATTAGCGGCGTTAGATCAACTTGCCGGAGTAGCTGGAGAGGAAATCGACCAGGCGGCCAAGTTTCGTTATAATGAAGCCCTGCGCCAACAGGCGATGCAGAAACAGCAGGAACAGCTTGACCGGCAATTCAACCTTGAGAATCAAAAGCTGAATGTGATGCGTGGCGAATTGAAATTGGCGCAGAAGGCGGAATCCTTCAAGGAAGGGAATGAACTTGCTACGAAGGATAGTGCAATAAACAGCTTGAAAAATAAGGTGGATCAACTTAACTACCTAAATCAATTGACAAAGATGAAATATGATATTGGGAAAACTCAATTCGATGAGATTAATGCACTTACCGATGATATAACAACAGCTTATGAAAAGGGTGAATCTCAAGATGCAATTGCGCCACTGGTTGAAATGCGGAGAAGACTGGAATCTAAATATTTTGGTGAAGAAATAACGCCCAAGAATCTTGACTTCGGATCGTCCGGCACAAGATTCCCGCCGAATTATCAGTTAAGCCCGGAAGGAACCGACTTAACACTCAAATATCAGGATCGAGCGGCAAAATATAGCAGCGATTATGAAACAGTTCGTAATAATCTTGTCAATATTGAAGCCGCCACAAAACGGATGATTTCTAATCCTGACAATATAAATAGAATCGCTACGGATCAGGCAGTAATCACCTCATTCAACAAGATTCTCGATCCGACTTCCGTTGTGCGTGAATCGGAATATGCACGGACTCCGGCCAATACTTCATTAATCAACAGGGCTAAAGGAGCGATCCAGAAATTGAGCAAAGGTGGTGCCGGATTGACGCAAGCAGATATTACAGAAATTCGTGATACTGCGAGGGAAATGGCGGAGCTAAGACGATCTATTATCAACAAAAAATTGGAAAATCAAATCAGGAAACCGGCTGCCAAACGTGGGCTTGACCCGGAAGAAATTGCTCCGTTATATCAACCAATAAATATAGATGAAGGGACTGGGGGTTCAACATTTATGAATATTAATAATAAAGCCGAGAAAAAAGCTAATAATGCCGATGAATGGCTAAAACAACAGGGATATTAATAATGGGAGAATTTCTTACCACAGGTCATGTAAAGGAAATTCTTGACAATGCTCCTTCCGATATTCCGAAACAAGACATAATCAACGGTCTTGTAAATAAGGGATATGAAATTGAGGGACTCAATGCTGAATTTAGTCCACTTGAAGCGGTAAAAAATGTCCCGACATCGCTTTTGGAATATGGAAAAAATATATGGACGGCGCTTACAAAGCCAGCACAAACATTCAAGGGGATCAGGAATGTAGCGCAGGGTGGAATGTCGGAATATATGTCAAAATTCGGAGATCGACCTGAAGATGCTTATGGGAAAGATAAAGAACAATATTTTGATGCAATGGTGAATTTCTTCTCTGAGAGATATGGCGGTAAGGATAAATTATTAAATACCATAGAAAAAGACCCCGTTGGATTTATGGCCGACTTATCAACTGTTATAAGTGGTGCTGGTGCAGTAGGCGGAAGCACAAAAGTAATTGAGGCCGGAAGAGTATTGGAGCCGACAAGCGCATTTATAGATGTTGCTAAGGGATTGGGAGGGTTATCAAAAAAAGGAGTTATGAAATTTAATGAAGCGACCGGCATAAATAATTTATTGAAAGGAGAGGCAACAGTATTCACCCAAAGAGCGATTGGAATATCACCTAAATCTATTGTCAATATTGCTAGGAAAACCTTCAATAAAGAACCGGCGGAAGTAATAGCTCAATTGGGCATACATGGGACTCCTGAACAGATGGCAAATGATCTTGAATCAATTGCTAAAATGTCTAAAAATTCAGTTGATACAAAATTGGCCAGTATAAATAAGGTTTATAAGTCACAAACCATTAAGAATGTGTTGGATGATTTAAAAGATACGGTCGCCGGTGTAAAAGTAAAAGACCCGGAATCGAAGAAGGTTATTACGTTTATTGATAATATGATTGATAAACACAATAAGACGGGGCTGACACTTTCTGAGGCCAATGAGGTTCGCCGGTTAATGGATAGAATTGATTCCCCGTATGCGAAGACTGCCCATATATCAGGTATCGGAACAGTTGATTTCGGGAAAACCGGATTTGCGGCAGAAGACTTGGAAAACATAAGAAAATCATTATCTAAATTCATAAAGACCAAAGCAACTGAGGCCGGTTACCCAGAGATAGATAAATTAAATAGAACCACTAATTTCGCTACAGAGACATCTTCATATCTGCGTGAAAATGCTTTGGCATTAAAAGGAAGGAAGCCATTTGTTGAGGAATTTTTAGGTAGCTTTTTTGCGGGTGGTGGATTGGTTGGTTATGGGACAACGGGTGATCCGCGATGGTTGTTTGGTGCAATGGGATTAGTCGGACTACGGCGGAAAATCAGGAATCCGAAATTTCTTACTGCGTTGTCAAATAAGCTCATGACATTAAGTGATAAGGATTATAAATCATTCAGCGACATGGTGAGAGCCGGTAAACCATCAAAACCCGGTATTGTTATAGCCAAGCGCATAGGAAAAGATTTACAGAAAATCTTCCCCGAATTAAGGATGGGGGGAATAACTGAAAAACAAACTCAGGAGTAATCCAATGAAAGGCATCATAATTTTACTATTACTTATCCCGTTTCTTGTGTATTCGCAGAATGTAAGAACCGTTCCTCAAGATCATGACTGGACGACTATATTTAATGGGACGCTTGGAGCCGGGGCGGATGGGATTGACACTACCAGCGCATTCAGCCCAAAACAGTGGAAGGGAGTATGCACACTTGCCTTTGAAACGGACACTGCGGGGGCTTCTATCAAAAGTGCGAATCAATCTGATTCTTCTTTGACGGTAGGTTTGCAACTCAAAGATAAAAGTCTTGATTGGGGATGCTGGTATGGAAATATAACCACATTTAAGGGAGTGACCAATTTTTCAAAAGTTGATACAGTTGCTCGGGCGATAGTCAATAGAACTGCATCTTATTGGTTTTTTGAGCTTGGTGGACAAGATGCATGGCAATGGGCCGATAGTGCGCGACTTATTGTTTACATTGGTGTTGGCGATTCGCTTGATACCAGAATAGATGTAGGGGGGCAATAATGGCTAAAAGTGCAAAAGCATTATTTGGAACTTCAACTACGTATGCGATTGCCGATGATTCTTCTGATGTTGAGGGGGCGACTATCCGCAATGACTACCCGCCATCGGCGCAGAATGTGGCCTCGGCATTTATCCACAACAACGGAGCTGGAGATAATATTCTCATCACGGTTAAGTTTCAATTATATTCCGGTGTAGATTGGGGGGCAAAGCACACCTGCGAGGATTCAAATGGTGACGCTATAACCTTTTACGCGGATTCTGAAGAAACAATAGAAGTTAATCTCTACTCACAGCCGGAATGGAAATTGGCTGATGCCTGGCGCATATTATTAAGCAGGGCAGGCTCAACAGCATTAAACGGAAAAGCAACGGCGGTAATAATATGAAATATCTATTGATACTGGTATTGGCATTATATTCATTTGCCGAATCGCAAACTGCAAAGAAAGTAGAGCCGCGTGATTTGGCCCCGGCAACCAAAAGGCTCATTGGCGATAGTGCGAGATCTATTGTTTCTGATTCTATTGAATATCGTATTGGAGCAAGACGAGATAGTGTATGGTTTTCTGATACTGATAGCTTATCATTTAATGGAGATACACTTAAAGTTTGGAAAGATGGTTTGGTAGTTGGAAGAGTCTTGCCAAGTATACCTATTGCAGTATCTCCAAAGCCAATCGATCTATGGACTGCTTCAGATAGTAATTATGTAAAGATAGTCGCATGTGTAGTTAGGCAAACAACTCAAGGTGGTGGTTGGGAAATAATAACAGGAAACCATGTTCCTATTCCAGGTTGGTTATCTATATCAACTGAAACTGGCCATCTTAAATTAGACTATACTGGAATGGATTCTGTGGTAACTTTTTTAGCTGTTCCTGATGAGGGATATGCCTCAGAGGGTATATTTATGGGATCAAGTGTAAATAGTGATCGAGCTTTAATTAAGTTTTATAAAGATGTAACGTTGTCGGGTAGAATTTATAGAAGTGCCGGGCATTGGACTTTAAGTAAGGATGCTGGAGCAACTGATTTAAAATATACTACTTTAACACTTGATACTTCTTCATACTTAGCCGATGGTGGATTTAGCTTAACCTTTAATGAGGGTACGTATAATTTTGATGTTGACCCTCATAGAAATTCTGTAATTACTACTCCAAGATCGGCTGGTAAATATTTTGTTACCGCTGGAACTCAAAATGAATATACAGCAAGGTTCTATCCAGTTAAGCCTAACTTATCTCTTGTCCAATCTACAACAGATAGTGTGGACTTTAACTTCACTTGGGATTTGGGTACAGTTAGAATCGATGCTGATAATCTATATGGTTCTGCAAGTAATATCTGGATTATAGGAATATTTATCAAACATTAGTTAGGAAAATACAAGTGAGGATTAAAATGAAAAAGATAATTGTATTGTTATGTATTTTGATTATGTCATCTATTTCGTGGTCGCAATGGACCGGATGGGGTTCACCTTCAGGATTATCCTTCGCTAACTATATGCGACAAGGGACCTGGGTGTGGACAGGAAGCCAGACTTTTTCCGACACTACATTCTTTGGTTCTGCGGGGAGTTATATATTAGGCAAAGGAAATGATCTGGCATTTTATGATACAAATTATGGCAGTGAGAGAACATTAACTCAATTGGCCGCCTCTGCGAGTGGATACTGGACACAAAGTGGGAGTAATATTTATTACAATTCCGGCAAGGTCGGTATCGGGACGGCAGCGCCGGCGAAGGAGCTGCATATATCGTCTGGTTCGCCTGCCATTAGGTTGCAAGATTCTGATTCGGATGGGGGAGGTGCAGTAGCTTTTCTTGAGTTTTACGACTCAAATAGTAGGACAGGTTTTATTGGTGACGGCGGTACTTTTGTACAGGCGCTCGGTATTGCGGCAGACGCTGGCTACGGAATCAATTTTGCGGTCAACGGTGCTAATGTTGAAACGGCTCCGTCAGTGATAATAAACAGTAGTGGCAACGCCGGCATCGGGACAAAGGGGCCAGATGGAATTTTGGAACTGAATATGGGAACGAATAAGGTATTCAGGATGAGTTATAATGATGCAGATGGCTCTGCTACCGACTATTCACAAATGGCGGTAAATTCCGATGGAGCCCTCACGATTTCAACAGTCGATGCGGGGGCCGGAACGAGCGGGAATATTGTATTGGCTCCAGATGGAGTGGTGAATGTCACCGGAAAAATTAATAATACTACACAGCAGGCGACTACGCTTGGAGTTGGAGTTACTACCTTTGCAGTTACTAGAAATGTAGCTACAATTACCGGAGATGGTGCAGGAAATACTATTGCAACCATAACTGCTGGTGGCGTTGGTCTCTATACTTTTATTTTCACCGGAACAAATATTACAATTACGGACACTGATGCTCATACAGCTAATACTGTAGATTTAGCTGGGACAGCAACTAATTTTACAAGTGCAGATGATAAGGTATTACAACTTGTTTTTGATGGAACAAGCTGGTATGAAGTTTCACGATCTACTAATTAAGGAGACGGTATGATAAGGTGTCAGTTGTTTAATTCCACGGAAATTGCTAACATACACCCGTGGAGTAGATAGGTTATAGGCTGTATCATTAGTGTAGGGCTATTGACCCTGTTAAGGAGACTAGTCAGGCCTATAACCGAAGCGTCCTCATAGGGCAAAATGACCCTGAATAGGAGAATGGTGGACAACTGACGAAGGTTCTACTCCATACTTGCAACCCCCAAACATAAGGAGTAGAAGTAATGCGCTACATAGGTGTGGATTTGCACAAGAGCACATTTTATGTGTGCAGTCTGGATTTAAAAGACAACCGGAAGTACCGGCAATACCGCATGGAAGATTTGGAAGAATTTATAGCCGGTTTGCAATCAGAGGATCTGGTAGCGGTGGAATCTACCGGCAATGCCCGCTATTTTGCGGAGCAGCTGCGCAGCCATGTAAAGGAAGTGAAGGTGGTGAATCCCAGCCAGTTCAAGGTGATCAAGAATTCGATTAAGAAGACGGACAAACACGACGCCGAATTGCTGGCTTTGTTTCTGAGCCGGGGTATGCTGCCGGAGATTCGTGTTCCCGAAGCGCTGCAAGCACAACTCAAGAGTCTGGCCCAGACTCGCGACAAGTTGGTGAAGCTTCGGACCACACTGAAGAACAAGATTCATAATATTCTCAACGGCCATGGGATTGTGAGCAAACGCGAAGATTTTACCAGCGAGAAGGGTTTGTCCCGGGCATTATCCTACCCGGTCAGTGAATTAGCCAAAATCGAAATGCAAGTCATCGTGGAACAAATCCGTCATTTAAATCAAGGCATCGCAAAATTGGATGACCAGCTTCGGGAAAAGGGGAAAAAACTGAAAGGATTCAAAAACCTCACCAGCATAAAGGGTATTGGTGAAAAAAGTGCGACTATTCTATTGAGCGTGATCGGAAATATTGAAGATTTTGAGGACGAAAAGAAACTATCGGCTTACTTTGGGATGGTTCCCAGGGTTAGCAGTTCGAACCAAACCGTTCATCAGGGCCGAATCACAAAACATGGGAGCAAGCTGGGAAGAACTACTCTGGTTCAATGTTGTCTAATTGCAAAACGTTATTCGCCCTATTTGGCAAAATTTTACAACAATATTAAACAACGTAAAGGAAGCGGTAAGGCCATTATTGCCACCGCCAGAAAACTGTTAACAATCATATTTTACACATTAAAAAACAACTGGATATTTGAGGATTTCCCCAATTTTGTAATCCAGCAAGGTTAAATCTTTTTTCGAATGAGAAGTGGTTTTAATAATCCGTTATTAAATAAACGAGTAGAACTTTTATCATAGGAGAAAAATATGAAAAAATTAATTTTATTATTACTTGGATTATTTCTGTTTTGCAGCCCGGTCGTAAATGTCGTTCAGGCGCAGACCTGGGAAACTAATATTCGGGTTGATGGTGACCTGCCGGCTGGAACAGATGTCGCCTTATTCCAAAGTCAGGTGGAAAATGCAATAAATACAAGTATAGACAATGCCGTTTACGTCTTTGACATTCGAGTGAGGGCTAATCAGGACACTACCATTTATCAATGCAAGGTAGATATTCAAGGGAATGTTAAGGCCGGAACAGTATTGAAGGATTTCGGTGTAACAGTTTACAATTATTTTAAGGGGAAGTTTTCATCGGCGAAACTGTCGGTTCGTTATCTCAACGATACAGAGTGGTAATGACAAAACTTCAATACCACAACGGACAGGTGCTCCATGACAAAATATGAAAAAATGAAAGAAATCATCCTTGACCACCAGGCGATTGAGGAGGAAATCCTGGAAGTAACCGGAATGTCTGAGGGATCTCTTAAAACTTATGCCCACAAAATGGGTGCGACCAAGGTTAAAGGCAATGGTCATTATGAGATTAATGATAGTTCTGATAGTCCCAAGGAAAAAGAGCAAATTATATTTTGGGATGATGAGAATGACCAGGATCAAAATCCCGGGGAGCTGTTTCGGATTGTTGCTTTTAAGATGGAAAGCCTTTCAAAAACCCTTGATAAATTAGCAAAGATTTGGGGGAAATAGATGAGAAAGTTATCTATAATTGTTTTGTCATTATTATTGATAAATTGCGTTCAGGAGATAACCGCAAAAATAAAGATTGGAGATACCATGATTGCGTTGCCAGTTGGTTCTGTATTCGGAGTCAAGCTTGATGCTGATGACTTCGAGAATATCAAGAATATTGGTCTAAATGTAGTTTACGATAAGGACGTGGTGGAAGTATTTGATACTGACCCCCTGACACCTTTAACCCAAGTATCAGCGCAAAACCTGGGCTTCATGCCAAAGGCTTTAATTGCAGCCAGTGTCAGACATACCGGTAACGTAGAGGAGCCTGGGGTGTTGGTAACGTCTTATCTGGTTGTCAATAATGCAGATGCCGGTACAACGTCAGAATGGAAGGATGCCTGGATGATTAAGTTTAAGATAATTGGAGTGGGCGAAACCGACTTGAACATGATAGTGACTGACTTGACAACGACAACCGGGCAGATTGATCCAAACAATGTTAAGATTTTCAATGAGACAGTTCAGGGAACTCCAGCACTTGAGAAACCAAAACTAAGATTAACCGGAGTGCTTCTATAATGTGCAAGTGTTTCAAACAATTTTTTCGGTGCTTACTTTGTAGATTCTGTAAGCCGAAACCGAAGTTGAGATTGACTGCTATCATTCTTTCTTTATTGCTGATCGTTTCGTTACAGGCTCAAGAATACCCTGGTCTTAAACTGTTCTTTTCACAGCCTACAAAAGACTCAGTATTACAATGGAATACTAAGTTATGCAGCGAAACCGACACAGCAAGAGATGTGTTTCTTAGGACAGACGTTGTTAAATTGGATGAGGTTAATGGCTGGGATTCATTAAAGATTATCTGGCCTATTAGCGGTTTTATCCTTGCCAAGAGAGAGTATTGGGCGTTTGTACAGGCCTTGAATAAGAATGGAGTGAGTGGTTGGGCTGGAATATCATTAATGTTTATTCCTGCTGATGTGAACGGAGATCACGAGGTAAACGGAGGGGATATAGGTCAGGTTATTGATCCACTTGTTTTCGGAGGTGTGGTTAACGATAAATTCCCTAATAATATCTGGACAGACGTAAATAGAGACGGTTATATTAACGGAACAGATGTTGGACTTATCTTGAACGACATAGGGACAGTATATGTGCCAAAGAATTCGATGCTATTATTATCTCCACAAACAGGAAAGATGACTCCATCAACACCGGCACTACATCCACCTGGAGCGCCACCACCGGCCACTTGGTCACCTATGCAACCGCCTGTAGGATCACCGGAACCGAGGATGAAATGAGATACAAATTCAACATATACGCTTTGTCACTAATGTGTGGAAGTAGATTCAAGGGGAAATTCCAAGCGCACCTAAAATAAAATGATAGAAATAAAAGCAAACAATAGGGAAGTTGAATATCCGAGAGGGATAATAGATGGGCATCGAAGATTATATCATTGTCGCACAGATTATATTATTTCTTGCCACATTATTGTCAATCGTGAAGGGGGTGGATTGGATAATGGTAAAGGTAGATAAAAGAATGGACGAAAGAATAATGCTCAACGAACATTTTAGAAAACTTTTTTCTAACAGCGAAAGTGCCAAAGAAAAGCTTAAGGAGTTAGAGAAAATAGGACAATGCATTAGCGATATTAAGCTAATACTTGCACGGAAGGGATTAATTGATAAAACTTAAATGAGATATATCTTTCAACATATTAAGACTAAACAAGGCTCTAAGATATTATTTGGAGTCATAAAGAAAATAGAGGAAAAAGATGGACTTGCTTTACAGACTTATTATTTTCGGATTGTCTTATTTTTTAATCGCAATCTTAAAAGCATTCAGAGATTGCGTAAAAGATGAATATAATTGGGATACTTCAATATTCAGCAAGTATTCTATTTTTATAAAGTGGCACAATATGTCAGTCCCGTATGACGACTGGCACGTTGCAGATGGGACTATACAAGGTCTATATGTATTTAGTTTCATCTGGTTGCTATCTGAAAGTTGGTGGATTTCTATAATATTTACACCAATATATCTATACGGAGTATTTTATAATATATTTAACTTATTTGAAGAAAACCTTTTTAGAAAATAACTAACCATAAACCAAAGAAAGGGGGCCTATAATGGCTCTAACAAAAGGTGAAGTAGTGCAGTGTGCGGGCCGACTGGTAGAAAGAGTTGGCATAGCGCTGGATGACGAGGAAACTCCTGATAAGATTTCTCTTGAAGAAGCTTTAAAAATGCTACAAGATACTATTGTAGATATAATGAAAGAGTATTCAGACTGAGGAGATATAATGGGCAAGCTGATAAAAAAGTTATTGAGAGCATTAAGTGGGCACAAAACTATTATTAGTCTTGCCCTTTATATTATTTGGTCAAGGATGGGTCTTGATCCGAGTAGTGAGGTACTTAAATTAGTAAACGACTTCTTAATAGGCTTAATTACTATTTCTGCTACTCATCATATAGTCAAGACTGAGCCGGTAAAGAAGGTTGGCAAAATAGCATTAGCAAAAGTGGATAAAAATCCATTCGGGTTGTGGTGGAATAACAAGAAGTGGAAAAAGGATAACAAGGGAAATGACAGATAAGGAATATATGACTAAGGCAGACGTCAGAGAATTTGTGAATAATCAAGTCGATCACGCTTTTAGTAGATTAGTCGATAAGATTAACCATGTGGAAAAGCTGATTACACAACGGCTTGAGTTGGAAGACCGGGCGCTAATTAAGGCCGAGGCCATTGAATTTAAGTCAAAAAAACAAGTTTCTGACGACATAGAAAAGATAGTTAAAAAAGTATTGGAGTTGAGTAGAGGAAGCTCACTTTTATCAGGAACATTCAGAGGTGCTGGACTTACAGTAATGGTGGTGTTTGAGTTAATCATACTAATCTTATTGGCAATCAAGGCCTTTATGTAGTCAAGTCTCCTGGGGTGCCTCCTAATTCCCTCCACTCCGGGGGGCTTTTTTTATGAATGTTAATTAGTAGTTATGTGCCCCAAAAATTATCGTAGTCCTCTTTGTTTTTAAACTCAAAAACATTTGTTATAACAACACATTCAGCTTTCCCATTAAGTTGCTTTGCAGCAAGTTTCTTTAGGTCTTCGTTTTGGGGGAATTGGGGACCATAACTACTTATATTACCTTTAACTCTTTTCAAATTGTCTTGGTAGTAATATGTTATTAAAAAATAGCGCATAACATCAGTATTAAGCGGACTCGAATCCGCTGTGGTTTTCTGCTTTTTCATTTTTACCTCAAGTTTTTTGGTTAAACTCACCGCTTATACTTGCCGTTAGTAGCCTATTTTATTAAGCAACCAAACATAGCGTTGTTATATTTGTTTACATCTGAGCCAATATATAAAATTGTTTTTCCTCGTCCTAATCCATCCCCTAAATATAAACCAAGGCTAAATGATAAAATACAAAGTGTAGCGGTTATCCAACGCCAACGGCTACTAACCAACCGTTCCACTTGAACTTGCCTATCGTTGTTCAAGTTTGGTCGGTCTTGGTTTAGGTCTTGTTTTTTATTCATATCTTTTCTCCTGCAAGTCAAGTGAACTTTGTCCGTTATAAACCTTTATGATAGGCGATCCTGGTGGCTCTCAGGGCGTTTTTATTCTGTAGATATTTTTGCAACAGCCCTGGCCGTTTTAATACTTATTCGAGAGCCATCTACAAAATCCGCCCTCCATACCAGGGCCAAAAATATTTTTAATCGAAGCATCATGTCATCACCCCTTCTGTTTTATGAATGTTAATTAGTAGTTATTTTTGCACCCACCCCAAAGTATCATAAATAACTATTACGCTTGGGTCTTTAATATACAATGTATCACTGCCAACGTTTATTGTTGCCCTAACTTTATAATCGTTAAATTTAAAGGTTAAATTAGTGTCAATTAAAGCTGTTGTTTTATTTGGTAATTTGCCTTTACAATTTTTAAGATTTTCTCGAAGGATATTTAAACTATCAAGCTTCGTTAAAACACCAACTTTAAGATATTTAAAAAACAAATTAGCCGCCTTGTCATAGCTTAAATCTCCATAAACTGTCATTGTATCAGAAGAAAAATCCATTGTTAGCTTTTTATTATTAAAATGAAAAACTACAGTCTGAGGAGGTAAATATTTACCAACATGAACTACATTACTGTCATTTACTGTATTATTATTTAGTTGATATATTTGTGACGAAGAAACAGAAAATAACAGAAGCATTAAAGCGACTGCCACCACACACCATAATTTTTTGAAATTCTTCCACATATTTTTCCTCCTTCTATTTTATGAATGTTGATTAATAGTTATCTTGCATTGATCTCAAATAGATACTTTTTCTTTTCCCCACATAATAATTCTTCTTGAACCCAATATTGATCCCCATTATCAAACTCAACATAATAACATGCCCTTGTCATTGCTCCGCCCCGAATTGCAGAAACAATTCCCCATAATTTTGTATTTACTTTATTTACCCTTTCGCCTATTTTAAACTCCGCACCATAACCAATCCCAACATGCCCATCATCAACAATTGTAATTGTTTGGGTTGTATCATTCTTTACAACTTTCGATACATTATTTTTATCTTTTGCAATGCAAGATAACCATATCATGCAAAGGACAAAAACCGCTGTGATCTTTTTAAAATATTTCATCTCAAATCTCCTCTTAGTTTACTCTTGTTTTTGCCATTGATGATCGACGTTAGGGGCACGCAAAAACATCATACGTCCCATAGTTCCGGTTGTTTAAATACCACCCGCTTCCGGTGGGCTACGCTTAGTGCGCAATTTAAAATGTGTAGTCCTAATTTTGGTTTAACACAATTTCTTAATATTTGTCTTTTATCTGAACCTAATTGATATTTTGATATATCAAACCCAAAATATTCCTGAAGATATTTAACATCACTATCCTTATGCCTTCTCTTTGGTGTCTCCTCAATGTATTCTCTTATATTAAAATTACTCCAAAATAAATGTCTATCTCTGATTCGGGCAGGAATCAAGGGTTCATAATATGGAATCACGTTCTCAACAATCCATAACCCATTAAACCAGTGTTTTAGTAAAAGGATTTCCTCATATAGTTTCATGTCTGGATATTCAAGCTCTTTACCACCTATTTTTCCATCCCATTTCAATGGCACAGCAAATGTATTCAATCTTGAATGAGAAGGACAAGGTGGAGAACTCCAGATAAACTCAAATTCTTTGTAATGCTCTAAAAGGT